AGTACCCATATTGCCGGGATCCTGCACACCGTCAAGCACCAGCGAAAATCTGTTTTTTAGCGTATTATAATTTAAAGCAGGCCAAACCGGCATTTTTACCAAACCAATTACCTCCTGCGGGGTTTTCAAACTGCTGATCTTTTCAAGGTCGGTCAATGAAATCTCCTGAAAGTTTATTTTTCGGGATCTATCGTCTTCATCATCGTTTTCAGCTTCAAAATTCGCCGGGGCTTGTTCGGGTGCGGTAACCGTTAATAGTTTAGCACCTGCACCATCAGGCAAAGCCGGGCGGTTATCTAAAGCACGTAGTTCATCAATGGTTAATACCTTTTCTCTGGTTGTGTCAAACAGTTCAGCAGATAGGATACTGGTTTTATCCTTGAACTCAATTGCGGGTAAACCTGCATCAGCTAATAGCTTGTTAATCGCACCTTCAATAACATTGCGGTTATCCTTAACAAACACGTTTTTAAATACCTGATAAGCTTTTTCAATTTCCTGACCGTTACCGCCTAAACCGCCTTCCTGTTCGATACCGAAAAGTATTCTACTGGTAGCCTGATGTGCAGTTAAAATATCTTCAATGTTTGCTTTACGGGCAAAATCTAACTTATCAGTGTAATCAGACGATGATATACTATCAACCTGTAAACCCTTTTCTGAACCTGCATCATTGTAGTTAATAAGGAACTTTTTACCAGAGGCACCGGAATACTCGGTAGTTAATTTGCGCTCAAAAGCTTTAGCCTGTTCATCGGTTGGCAACCCTTTAAAAAATGAAAGGATTACAGAAGGCGAAAAACCATCTTCTAAGTTTGATTTGATAAAATCCTGTAGTAGGATTTCACTTAACATTGCAGTAATGGCGGGTTGATACGCTACATCGCTATAAACATTGTTGGCAGAAGGCACATAGTTTTGAAACATAAAAATTTTTGATTTTTTATCTTCATTAGCGCCTTTTACCCATCTATCATAGCTTAAAACATTACGTTTTTGTTGCCAATCATCACAAATCCAAAACTTAGTTTTTGGTTTGTTGCTACGCAAGTGAGCAGCCGGGATATGATTAAAGTACAATGGTTTGTTGTTTAACATATCGTACTGAATCTCTAAAGCAAACGTGTTAAAGATGATATAATCCTGTACACATTTTCTGATAAGTTCTTCAAAAGAATCAACCAGATTAATATTAAAATCGGCGGGTTTACCAGTACTTTTTACTACAATACCATCCCCTAAAATGTAATTAACTTTTGAAAGAGAAATTGAACGGTGAAGCGGAACTTCTGAAAAAAGCTTTAATAAAAAGTTGGGATACAAATTATCATCACCGTATCTAACATAATTATCATCGCTTAAACCCTGTCTTATTTCACGTGGTAGCGGTTGAATACTTCTACTAAAAGAAATAACATCTGCTCTAAATTTATTTACATCACCCTGCACTATATCGTTACTCACTATCTTTATAAATTATATAATCGTTGTTATCAGCATCAGCAGGTGATATAATTTCGGTAGCGGTTAAATCCTTAATTAAAAGCTTACCATCTTCTACAGATTCCCCTGTAGTATCAGGCAGCACAAAAACGGAATAGGTATAGTAACCAAAAGGCATATCATCAAATACTGATGTAGCAATAGTGAACAAATCGTATCGCTCCGGGGCTGTTGAAATATTATCAGGCAGAGGGAAACTATATTCAAATCTGGTAGCATCATTTTTAAGCTTAACTATGTATCCGGCATTGTTGGCCGGGGCTGTTTCTGTTAAGGTTAGAATGATTCTTTGTACAGATTTAGATTTGTCTACTACTATCATTTATCTTTTTGATAAATATTAGCCTGACAATTTTTTATCAATAAAAAACCCCTGACAGTTTAGCCAGAGGTTGGATAATTCTAATGAGCAAAAGAATTATAAAGCAACTCTAAATTAAAGCGCAACTATTGAAGGAATCAGTTGAGGGTCTATTACCTGTAAAAATTCGGTATCGCTACCTGATAGCGTAATAACACGACCGTTTGCTGATGCAGATGCTTCACCTGCTACTGTTTTAGCCTGAAATTGACCATTCAAACCGAATGCAATCCAAACACCATTTTTCAATTTTACCAAAGCAGCTACCGGGGTAGCAACTAAGTTTTCAACTGCGGTTTTCATTGCGATTGAACCAACGTTTGACAACGTAAAAGTTAATTGCTTTTGGATATCGTAAGTACCGTTATCTGAGTATGTGTAATCCTCTTTAATTGAGTTTTGACCGATTACAGCACCGTATTTTACAAATTTGGTTGAGCCTGTAGCTAAGTTGATAGCAGATATTGTATTACCAGATGATACAGCGTAAACCTCGGTTGAACCGGAGATTACAGCTAAATCAGAAAAGGCAATCAAATACACATCATCACGAACACCGCCCTTTGTATTTTTGCCACACTCACGTGCAGCGATTGTTAAACTATTGCAAGCCATTTTTTATTCAAAATAATCTTGTTGATATAGTAGAGGCTAACCGGGTGGCTAAACTAATTATATCATTTTATTATGCTACTTGTGAGTAAGCGATTTCACCATTTAAAAGGGTTGCAGTACCTAAACTATAGCGGATATCGATATATAACTTTTCAGTTTCCGGTGAAAAATATTTCTTAACGTTTGAAGCATCTTCCGCTAAATCGGTAGCAGCGATTAAGCTTCTCAACCTTGCGAAAACTACAGTACCAGTACCAACTAATCCTTCAACTACTTCCATTTTACAATCAGTACCGAAAAGCACTTTATCATTGGTTGGAACGTATAGGTTCATAGCAGCCAAAGCAGCTATGTATAACTGGTAATCAGATTTAGAAATGAATAATCTAAAATCCGGCTGTGTACGTACTTCAACTTTACAAGCTAAAAAGCCGTTCTGTAGCTTATTAACTATAGTCGCACCAGTAGTTGAACCTGAAAGGTTAACAGCGGGGCCGGTTGCGCCCGATACTTTCATATTTTTAAGGAATCCATCAAAACGGTTAAGGTTTTTTGAAGTACCTGTACCCGGTAATGAGGTATCACCACGCCATACAGCAACTTCATTTGCTGATGCTACAGCTAAAACCTGTTGGTCGGCGATGAACTCGCTAAATGCAGCTTCATCATAGAACTGACCTTTAAATTTTGCTTTTACTTCCTCTACAGTCCATTTATTGGTTAATTCCCTGTTTGAGAAGTTACTGTTAGATTTAATTTCGGCAGGTTGAATAATTGTTTGGTCTAAAACCATCCCTGTCTGGGGGTTGCGACCGTCTACAGTACCATCCTGTAGCAAGATGTCAACGTCTGACATCTGAATAGCTTGTTTACCCTTAACGTTAGTTAAAAGGCTACCGCTTTGCGCTAAAATTGATAGCGTACTTGCGCCTAAAATTGATTTGGTTACAAACTCTGTTGATTGCTGATTGGTATAATCAGGCAATTTGGATACATCGAATCCCATCTTTATCTCTCTCTTATTTCTTTGTGAAAAGACTGGCTACACGTTTGATTTTATCGTCTTCGCTGTCTTTTAATTCTACCCGGTTATCGGCTGATAACTGTGTAGGAACTTTTGATAATGCTTCAATTTTTTTATTGAAGTCTTGAACTTCCTCTTTTGAAGGTGCTTCACTTACTGCCTGCAGGATAGTTGAAATTGCTTCTTCTAACTTTGATACTCTGTCTGATAAAGCAGATATCGCTTCATCTTCTTTAGCTTCATCAGCCGGGGCTTCTGCTTCTACTGGTTTATCAGTTTCAGAGGCATCCGCTAACTTTTCTTCGTCTGGTTTAGGTTCATCTTTAGTATCTTCTACAGGAGCATCGGGTTGTTTAGTAATCTTATCAATCACACCATCCTTTACCGTAAATTCCGCACCGTTAACCAATGAATAATCACCATCGGTAGCCGGAACTGAACCCTGTGAAGTACTTAAAGATACTTCCGCACCCTCTTTAAATTCGGGGTACTCAACCATCGTATCAGCATCTTTAACTTTTACAGTTTCAAAGGCCTCTACATGTTTTTCAGTGAAGAATTTCAATAGCGTATTTAATCTTTCTTTAATGCTTTTTTCCATTCTGATTTTATAGCTATAAATATTAGGTAGTAGCTATATTTTCAATCATCAGCTTTTCCAACTGCTCTAATTCTTCTATAGCTTTTTGAAAATTAGTAAGCGGGGTTTGCTTTGAGAGGTTAACAGTAGTTTTGGTGTCTATCATACCAAATAAACCCTCAACTGATAACCCGGTAATTTTCTTAGATTGGATATCACCCCAAACGGAATCCGATAAAACTTTTAAGCCTAAAACCCAACTACCATCAGGTACATTACCTAAAGCTTTTGGTGCTGATATTCCTTTATCAACATCAACTATATAACTTTGAAAAATGTAGCTATCAGCAGGAATTAATGAGTGTTCTATGTTGGTATTATTAAAGAATCCTTTACGGGCAAACACCTGTGAGATTTCACGTATAGTATCCTTAGAAAACGTGCAAGCGTATTCGCCCAATTCCGGGGAATTTCTGTAGATAATTTGGTTAGGTATTAGGGCTACACCTAATAATTCCTTTTTCACATCATCGGCTGAAAACTGTAGCTGTTCATTTTTAGAAAAGCTTAACCAATTCATTTCATTGGCGGGATTCTCAACCAAAGCAACCGCCTGAACAAAAGAATCATCATCAGGGCTAATAACTAATTCTATAAGTGGTAAATTTTTTTTTAACATTTATCTTATTTCAGATAAATATTAGGTAAAAAGGAGTTTTAGAAAATGTACTCAGGTGTGATTTTTGAGTATGAGAAACTATTTGAATTTTGCTCACCTATCGATATAATTAATAAAAAAAGAAGACATATATTCGATAGGTGAGCAAAAAAGGTGTACCTTTTAAGTACACCTGTATGGGTTAGAAACTACTTAAACTTTTGTTTAGGTCATCCTTTGATTGTGCAGTTTGTAAATCCTTCAATACTACATAGGCTTTTATAGGTTTTGATTTATCAGTGTTAACAGCGTTAACAATATCCTGTGTGCCGTTTTGCTGTAAAATCGTACTATTAATTACCGGGGCTGATGGTGTACCGCCCCCGCCTGTAGCTGATGGTGCAGTTGCTCCCCCGGCTGTACCGCTCTTAATCTGGCTAATTGCTTTTGCCCCGGCTGCAATTGAAGCTGCACCCGCTAAAACACCGCTGATTGTGTTGATGGTCACCCACGGCTGACCAAATGTTAACGGCGAAGCAGCTACCGCTTTAGCGTTAGCAACCTGCGTATTTAAAACAATTTTACCTATACCCGCTGCCTGTTCTGTTACAATCCCGGCGATAGCTAATGTTTTATTTTTTTCGCCTATGTCCTGTAGTAATGAACCAAAACCGCCCAACAAATCAGCCTCCGCTGCCTGAATTTCTTTTTTAGCTTCAAATGCGTTTTGGTCAATTTCTTTACGTGCTTTGGCTGCGTTTTTCTGGATATTGGTTAACGCTGTTTCGTGCTGTTGGGTCAAAAGCTCTATTTGGTCGTTTTGTCCTTGCAACGTTAAAAGCTTTGCCTGAAATTCGGCGTTTTCCTTGTCTAAATCAGCCTTTTCGTTATTAGTGACCTTATCCTTCGCTACACTTGCCGAATCGCCTTCAACGGCTGCATTATCCCGGTTTACCCGAACATCTTTAGCATCTGCCTGTGTTGATACGCTGTTAGCAACCTTAGCTAATCTTTGTTTATTGATTTGGTCATCCCTTGCAGCTGTATAATACGGAGAAGTTGACCAGGTGATTCCGTGGCAAATTGACCACCTAAAGTGCTGGCGAACGAGCGCAGCAAACGCTGTAGAAGCGTTGTCAAAAGTAGTTATTTAAAGATGATTTTCCAGATAGCTTTTTTCAGGTTCAACAGGTCGTCTTCTTCTCATGGATTCACCCTTTAGTTCCATGCGGTGCGCATCATGCACGATACGGTCGAGGATAGCATCCGCTATAGTCTTTTCACCAATAACCTCATACCATTTACTGACCGGTAGTTGAGAGGTGATGATCAGAGAGGTCTTACCGTGTCTGTCTTCGATGATTTCCATCAGTGCAGCTCTGCTCTGTGCATCAAAAGGCTGTATACCGAAGTCATCCAGGATCAATAGTTGCTGACGTTCTATCCGGGCAACTTCCTTCATGTAGGAACCATCCGCCTTGGCCATCTTCAGTTTGGCAAAGAGTTTGGGTGTACTGGCATAGAACACCCTGTAACCTAATATGCAGGCCTGGTGTCCGATAGCAGAAGCAATATAGCTTTTACCGATACCTGTGCTTCCCGTGATCAGCAGGTTCTCATTACGGTCAATAAAGTGACAGTCAGCAAGGCGCATCACCTGGTTGCGGTCGATACTGCGATCTGCATGATAATGAATGTTCTCTACCGATGCCTTATAGCGGAACCTGGCGTACATGATGGTACGCTCTATGCGCCTGTTCTGCCGGTCATCCCATTCGGCCTCTACCAGATGGGCCAGCAGTTCATCAGTAGTGTATTCAGCGGTTTGTCCCGTTTCCAGGCAGCTTTTAAAGGCATGGTACATGCCAAAGAACTTCATCTTGCGAAGTTTGTCTAAGGTGTTTGTGTTCATCTTGATCTGTCATTAATGGTTATTTATAGTAGTTCTCTCCCCGTATATTATCATGGCTGGGCATAGGCAGTTCGTCAGCAAATAAGCTGTCTTCATAGCTATCCATCTTGTTCTCCAGTATCTGCTGTATGGTCTTGTAGTTGTACACGCCGTAGCCGAGTGCGCGCCTGCAGGCACTGGCCAGCCTTTCGTTTCCTGCCTTGCGCGCCAGGCTGAGGATACCGATACAGGAGCGGTAAGCCTGCTCCGGATGTTGCTTCCGGTCAAGTATCTTCAGGATATATAACCTGACATCCTCATCAATGGATGCTGCCCATTCCAGGAACTTGTCCGGTGTCCATTCGGTCATAAAGCGGTGGGTGGAAGCCAAATGGTCTTTATCCGTAGTATAGCTGTAAGGGCTTTTAATGCGCCTGTGCATGGCGATACGCTCATAATGGTAATAGACCTCGACGTTGGTACGTGAATACAGCAGTTTCACCTTCCTGCCGATAAAGCGATACGGTACGCTGTAATAGTGTTTGTCGATACCCAGGCAGACATGTCCGTTCTTCATTACGGTAGCCTGGTGCTGCCGTTTGAACTCATAGCGTAAGGCCGGTAATGGCGAGAGTGCCTGGCGTTCTATCTCCTCGAACTGGAGCTTTCTGCTGTAATTACGGCCTCTGAGCGGCTGGCTGTTATGGGCCTCTAAAGCAACTTTGATCGCCGCATTCAGCTCTGTCAGCGTATGGTAAGTGTCTTTACGCACAGGTGCATAGATGCGGCTGTAAACGATCTTAACTGCACCTTCTACCAGTGCCTTGTCGCGGGGGCGGTACGCCCGAGCTGGTAAGATGGTCGTTCCGTAATGGTCGGCAAAGTCAGCAAAGGTCTCGTTAAGTGTTGGCTCATAGCGGTTGCTTTTGGTAACAGCCGCCTTAAGGTTATCAGGAACGATGGCAGCAGGTACGCCGCCATAAAAGTGTAGAGCATTCTCGCAGGCAGCGATAAAGTCTTCTTTTTGCTGGCTCAAAACAGCTTCAACATAGGTTAGCTGGCTGGCACCCAGTATGGCAACAAATACTTCTACCTCGATGACCTCACCGGTATCTTTGTCCGTTATGCTTAGCTTTTCACCGGCAAAGTCCACATACATCTTATCTCCGGCTTTATGATCCAGGTGCATCGTAGGGTTCACACGAGCCTTCCATTGGTTATAAAGAAAGCAGAATTGGGTGTATTTGAACCCGTCAGGAAACTCTTTAATGTAGGCTTCCCAAAGGATGCGGCGGTTCATTCCAACCCGCTTTAGCTCTTTATCTATCTGCGGAAAACAACGCTGCAAGGCAGGCATACGTTTATCCGGGGCACGTTCATTGCTTTTGCCAAAGAAGTCCTCCAGTTCTTTGTCATTAAGGGTATTGATCTCCTCGAACGTAAAGCCGCTGGCATCGTAAGCGGCAAGGTACTTCTTGGCCGTATTACGTGATACGCCGGTCTGTGCCGCTATCGATAGCTTACTGCGGCCCTGACTGTACATTCTTAAGATCTGTCTAATCTTGCTCATGCTTATCGTAGTATTGGCCATATTGGTAGGTGTTAAAACCTCCAAAAATATGGCTGCTCCTACAGCATTAGCGGCTCGTTCGGGGTGGTCAGTTTACCGCGGAATCAGGTGGTCAATTTACCGCGGAATCGGTGGTCAGTTTGCGCCGGAATCAGGTGGTCAATATCAGCGGATTCTCCAGGTTCAAACGCGGAGCATTCTAAAAAGGTCGGACAGTTTAACCGGTCGGCCTTTAAAGAATCAGGTGAAAGGCTATTCGACGAACAGTTTAAATTTCAGCGTGATTTGAAAGACACTTACCGGTATGCTAATGCTCAAAAAAAAGGCACCCTCGGGCAACGTATAGCCGTTCGGGCCGAAAGATCTGATCAATATCACGGACAACGGCCAGGTAAAAGGACTTTCGGTTTAGAAAAAAGTCAACAGACTACAAGCCTTTTGGATAAAGGTCATTACCAAAATTCGTCAAACCTTCTTGAAAACATACCTGGTCGGCTGTTACAGACATTGCTGGAACCAGGAAATAAGGGCGACATCGCCCCACTATTGCCGAAGAAGAAGGTTAAAAAACGTAAAGGATTAAACTTATAATGGCATGCAAACAGGAGAAGATATACAGGGATTAAGAAAGATTCTTGATTTTACGAGGGTACTCAGCGTCACCGTCTTAAGCATCCACTTTTACATTAGCGAATATACGGCGTTTCAATATTGGCATTGGACGGCGCAAATAGTTGATCGTATAATTCTTAATATCGGCAAAACCGGATTATTCGAAGGCTTTTTTAAAGCTAAACTGGCGGCGTTACTTTTATTAGTGATTTCCTTAATTGGCGCTAAGGGGAAAAAAGATGAGAAGATCGGGTGTAATAGCCATAACTTGATCTGACAGTTGTGTGTTTTTATAAGTTGTAATAGCCACTATTTGATCTGACAGTTGTGTGTTTTTATAAGTTGTCGGATTTGATTTGTGAATATAGTTTTTTCTCGTCTAAATGCATCGACACAGATTCTTCAGAGCCCTTTTTGTGAGGGCTCTGAAGAATCTGTTCATCGTCGAGCCTCTCCAATAACTTTTCCTGTGCCATTGGTATACTGTCGATGAGCGTTTGCATGGGCGTTTTACCAAAGCAGTATTTCCCGCTATGGGTTCGCTCATTGTTATAATTATACATCCACCTGTCCAAATCTAATTGCAGTTCAGCTATGCTGCGATAGATCTTTTTTCGAAAAGCGATAGCATAGAACTCATCCTGTATAGTGCGGTGAAAGCGCTCACAGATCCCATTGGTTTGTGGACTTTTAGCCTTTATTTTGGTATGGTCTATATCCTCAATGGCCAGGTATAACTGGAATTCATGCTGCTCTCTTGAGCCGCAATATTCCGTGCCCCTGTCAGTAAGTATCCTAAGTAAACGGAGGTCATGCTGCTCATAAAAAGGCACCACTTTATCATTACATTAAGTCTAATAATTTATTTTCACAACGTTTTTCAGTTCATCATTAGGCTTAAGAAAGTGAGAGAACATTTTCCAAAAGGCAGCCTTTTCTTTTCTTTGAGCGTCTTAAGGGATCGATTAATGAGGGATCTTTTTTCTCATATACCACCAGGCTCTTTCTACAGCTTTAAATCGGGA